ATCAATAGGTTTGTTCAGTTTCTTGTCGAATTTATCTTTATCCCATGTGTAGTTGCTGATTTCTGTCAGGAAGTTCACGCATCTTGGATGAATGATGATTTCCAAGTCCTGAATCCACTGAATACCATTCAGAATGCTGTCTTTGCCCTTCACTGCGCCTTTGACATGCAATCCCAAGGTGTTTAATTCATCAATGGACTTCGGTTCCGCACAATCCGCTGTGATGCGTTCCTTTTTATAACCCATTGCAATGACTTCTTCAGCAATCCTTCTGTTTGACATTCCATGCTGATAGAATTCATCCCACACATACAGTCTTTTGTTTTCTAAGTCTACAAAACCAACAAAAAAAGCACTTGGATCGTTCGTATAACCGAAGTCAAGTCCAAATGCTGATTTATATTTTCTCACTTCTTCAATGTCGAAGGCTTCTTCTCGCCAATTCTCATACACCAAGCCATCAACAACACCCCATCCACCAAGTCCGGCAACTGCGTATCTTCGTGGATTGTTCTTCTTCATGGTTTCAAAGACTTTCAAATCTGCCTTATCAAGCCATTCATTGCAGAGATAGTTTGTTGTGATCGCTAATATGTCCGGATCAGGTTCTGCATCAAAGAAGCGTTTCTTTATCCAATGCCTTTCATTCCACGGATTGAAGGTCAATGTAATCTGCTTGAATAGTCCTTCCGGGCACTCACCACGGATGGATTCATCAAGAACATTGAAATCATCTTCCTTCATGACTTCATAGGCTTCTTCTATCCACATCCAACACAGGCATCCGACATCCACTGTCACTGATGTGACTTTCAGCGGATCATCCAATCCCCTGAAGTATATCTTCTGTCCTGTCGGCTTGTATGTGATTTCAAGCGGTGATTCTTTGAAGATGAAGTGTTCTTCTACACCAAGCCTTCTTGCTGCCCATTTCAATTCAGTGAAACAGGAATCCTTCAGCGTTCTGTATGTCTTACGAACAACCAAGGCATTCGCTTCCGGATATTTTATGATGTTCGTTATGAACCAAAGGGCAGTGGTTTTTGACTTCTTGGATGCCCGGCTTCCCTTGACAACCCTATATCTGCCCTTGAAATTCCAAAAGGTTTTATATCCTTTGCCGACTACTTCAGGAAGGCTGACAACCTTCTTCCCTTTGTTCTTTTTCGGCTTGTAATCGTCCGGATATAGAATATATTTCATATATCCAAAGACATGTTGTGATGATATGTTTTCTTTAACCAAGATTCATCACCTAATCTTCCAAATCATCTTCCCCGGATATAACCACCGGAAGTGATACATTCAAATCAATCTTATCATTCCACATGCCAAGGTGCTTTCCAAGCAGTTCCAAGGCTTTCATCTTGTCATTCAGCTTGATTTCTCTTTCAACAGATTCACCATTCGTTGTGAGTGATGTTTTCACCTTCACCGACTGAATACATGCCAAGTCATCTTCTGTTGCACTTGCCTTGACAGATGCATCCTTTGGATCAATCAGGTCATTCGCATTCACAAATGCAATCTTGGCAAGTTCAAGCACAACCCTGTCCTGATTGACACCTGTTCTTTTGCTTCGTTCTGCCATTGCCTTTGCGATTGTTTCCTGAATGTTAGGTTTCGTTAAGTTTTCACATCCGATTTCCTTTGCTGTGTCTACCGAATACCCTGCCCGGATAGCTGCCTGTGTTGCATTCAGGTCAATCAGGTATTCATCACAGAATCTTTGCTGTTTGGCTGTCATCTTTGCCATCCTGCAACACCCCTTTCATAGTTTTATATACACCCTACTTCTTCAAATGCCTTCAGCATCTTCGGAAACTGAATTGCGAACCAATCAACCATTTCTTCATGCTTTGCCCATGATCCTGCAGGAACACTTGCATTGTCAGACAATCCGCTTTCATTTAAAAAAGCATGAATGATTTCATGCCTTAATGTCTTTTTGCGATATGCTTCAATTTCATATTCATCCATATCATCAAAATATGGTTTTTCGGTCATATCAGCAATGACAATCAATTTCTTTTCTTCAGCACAATATCCGGCAAAATGATTCTTTTCCATGAATACATCTTCCGACACCTTGTGTGTTTCTATTTTGTATACTGTACCAAGTACATTCACTTTGTTTTTCATGCTTCGCCTTTCTTTTAAAGCCTGTCAGCAGCCGGGAATGAGTGGTATGGTGTGAATGAGGATTTCACGAAAAAGAAAACTGCTGACAGGCAACACAAAAGGCACCGCCATCTGACAGTGCCTTCCATGAACAGTTATGTATTTTGCCGGGAATCCGACTTCGTGTGCTTTTGCACATGATAATAATAACATATTTTTTTTGAAAGTTTTATCAACTCTTTCAAAAATTTTTCACTTTTTCCGAATTGCCTTCTTCACCCTTCTTTTATTCTCAATCATTGCATGTGTGATCGCACTGTCCATATTGTGCTTCTTTACCACTTCCGCTTTTTCAGCGTGACATTGTTCAATTTCTGCAATATACTTTTCACAAGTAGAATGACAATACAGAATGCGGTCAGGGAAATCTTTGCAACAACTCACTGTTCTTCGCATATTATTCCCCCAATCTGCTAAGGTATAGGAACTGTTTTCAGTTTCTCATTGATAAAATCAACACATTCTTGCATACTATCAATAATTTCTTCAACCTCTCCATTGGTCAAAAGTACAGTTTCAGTATTATTGTGATTCTTTTCTTGCTCCAAATAATTTATGGTGCATATAATTTTGTTTTTCTTTTCGCTCAATTCGTATGCTGTCATACTCACTCCACCCTTTCAAATCTGCTCATTGTCTGCTGTTTCCATGTGTCTATTCCGTTCGGTTGTTCTTCGTTCAACTTTTCCAACACGGCATTCCAATCAATCTGCATTGCGGATTCAACAACACCTGATGCTATTTCCTGCAATCTATACCCAAGCCGATACAATGCAAAATCTGCTGTTGAAAGTATGTTCGGAAACTTGCTTTTCACATATTTCGCAATAATTTCATTTTCGTTCATAATTCTTCACCATCCTCACATTCATCTTCGCAACATATTCCTGTATACTCCATGAAGTTTTCACTTTCTTCATTTGTGCAAATATACAAATCATGCGTTCCAACCGATTCCATGAATCTACATTCTCTGCATTTCATCTTCATTCCCCTTTCTTGTATGGTGCATCAAGATGTTTCCATGCTATAACATTGTTGGTTATGTCATTTCTCCACGAATCTTCAAATCTGTATTCACTACCAAATATTCCAAATCTGCTAAAAGTGGCATCCATTGTATCATATGCAACTTCTCCAAAATCCATATCATATTGAACTGTAACTCTACACCTTGTCACATTCGGCAGTTCATCTTCAACGCTTATCCATCCGTTGTTATTCAACTGTGACATATTCACTTTTACCGCATTATTATAAAACCACATTAAAGTTTCATAGTTATGCTGTGCTGTATGTAACAATTTAATCAAGTCTGCTTTTTTCATATTGTTTAAGGTTGTATCAGCAGGCATCTTATCTGTTCCTATAACACAATGTCTAAATCCACAAAATTCATTTACCATATCACTCCACCACCTTTATTTTCTTTCCGCAATAAGGACAAAACTCATAATCAAAATATCCTGTTATTTCAACAAATCCATCTTCGGAACACATAGGCTTGTATTCTCTATGAATATCTTTATCTGAAACAATTTCCCATTCGCAAAACTCGTTGTTGTGTTCAATCTGCAATTCCTGCAAAATGCACATATCTTCAATTTGACCGAAAGGACATTCTGAACAGTCGCTATCTTCTCCGCAATTTTTCTTTGCTTCAAGAAGTTTTTCTATCCATCCGTTGTTGTGTTCGGATGCAAGGTCGTTGATAATCTCAAATACATTTTTATCTTCTGCATTTCTGATACACTCAAAAGCACTTGTCCTTTTCAGTTTTTCATTCAAAGCTTTTCTGCTTATCAAATCATTCATTCCGCACCATCCTTTTCTTTATATTCTTTCAGTTTTTCTTCCAACATTTTACAAATTAAAAGCATCATGTCATATTTACCTGCAATGTATATAAATACATACGTTATCGGAATCAATAAACAAGCAAGTATATATTCAAATTCACTCATGCGCACCACCCTTTCTGACAACCGCACACAACCTATCTGCAAAAGGTCTCACATTGAAATCTGCGATTGTAAAATCGCTTTCCGTTTTGTCAAGAATTTCTGCAACTGTCTGTTCAAATACAACTCCCAACTCTGCCACAACCGCTTCCGGATCATAGCCTGTCGGCTGCATACCAACCAAATCAATAATATGTTCATGTGCAAGGTTGTACGCTTCATTTGACTTGCCGATAATATCATTGTGGACTTTTATTCTTTCAATCAAATAATCTGCATCAATATATCTTGGCATATCATTCACCGCCCTTCTGAAGTATTTCAATAAGTACAATGTTTTCCATACTCGTTTGTAAAATCACTTCATTTTTATTCAAAACATCAATTTTTCCTGTTTGTGAAACTCTACAATCCGTCCATTCTCCATTTGCGTATTCTCTTACTTCGCCACCCTTGAATATAATTCTAAGATTTGACATATCATTCACCGCCCTTCAGCATCACTTCAATCATTCTGTTGATTTGTTTTTCCTTATCATCCAAAACTCTTTGCACCTGCGACAATGCCCTTTGATGCAGTCCACCGGACACCCACTGATATGTAAAATTCATTTCCACTGCGATTTCTTCCCACTTTTTATAAAAGAAATACCGCTTTTTTAACAGTGTCAGGCAGTCTGCATCACATTCATTGATCACATCCCTTGCCTGATTCTTGAATGCTATGTATTCATCAATTTGCCTGTTCAGTTCCGCTTGCAAATTCACAATCTTCACAACACAATCTGCCATCTTGTCCTGCGATCCGGATGACTGAACACGTTCACCACCAAGAACTGATGTTGTCTTGGTGGCAAGTGCTTCAAGCTGCGCCAATTCTTCAATGTTGGAATTGATTTTGGCATCCATTTTTTCAACCTGTTCCAAATATTCAATCGCTTTCATCTGCATCCCCTTCCATCTCAACTTTCACATATCTGCTTTTGCGCCCTGTTATTTTGTCATATCGCATTGTGGATGATATGTTGTTTTGGCTCTTTCCGGTCATCTCTGCCAATTCCGCAATACTTCCTGCCACCGCAACAGGCAATTCCAACCTGTCTTGTGTCACCTGCATATATAAATGTTTCATTTTTACCCCTTTCCTTTAGATTGCAACGATTTTTTCAACGCTTCTGCCTTGGCTGCAACTTCCGCATCATTCCCGGCTGTTTTCTTGCCAAACAATTCATCTTCCAACGCATCAAAGTCATATTCCCTTTGGTCTGAATATCCATTGAAGGCATTTTTCGGTTTCTTATTCATCCAATCAGGAACCATTTCTTTTCTGCCCTGCTTCCGATCTCTTTCCTTGACAGCATCCACAACCCATTTGCGCATTGCCAAATAGTGACTTTTCGCTTTGTAGCCTTTCATTTCGATATATTCATCCAAGAACACAATCAAATTGTGTGTCATTGCTTCGCCATACTCTTTTTTGAGTTTTTCGACTTCTTCATCCGTCAGAAGCACATGTTTGTATTCGCCATGTTTGTGTTTGACAGGCTTTTTCTTAACAAGTGCAGGTGGTTCCGGTTCGTCAGAAGCGGATATAATATCTTTTATATCTTCTTCTTTTTCTTTATCTTCTTCTATATCTCTTTCTGAAATAGCGACATCAGACGATTGTGTCTGCTGACTGTCAGACGATTTTGCAATCAGTGCCCTTTGCGCTGCCCTTCTGTTCTGCTGATATAGCCTGTCACGCTCTTTTTTCTTCTCATATGCATCAAGTGTCTGATGCTTGTTCCAATTTGGGATGCATATGACATTGTTCACAATCTCAATCATCCCATATTCTTCAAATGCCTTCAGTGCAAGCCGGACAACATTCACATCCCTTCTGAAGATGGATGCAAGCATTTCATCTGTATATGCAATCCTGTTTGACATAAGAAACACCCCATCATTGTTCTGCTTACCTGCGAACGCAAGAAGTTTGAACCATATCACAATGATGCTGTCAGCGGAGGGCAACGATTCAATCATCAGAATCTTTTCATCATCAAACACATCCGTTGTGATCTTTATCCATTTAACATCTGCCATCTTCTGCACCGCCTATCCGATTATGTACAGGACAACAATGCCCACAATCGTTGTTATATATCCTAATGTACTGTTGATTCTGACATCTTCCGTCTTTCCGCATATCATTTCGCAAAACAGAATGAATGCCATCACCGCAAATAATATTCTCATTCCGGACATCACACCGCCCCCTTTGCATAATCTTTGAATACTTGTTCATTCTCTTTTCGCTGTTCTTCTACTTCAGCACACCCGGCAAGTTCCGGATGTGTTGCCTGAATCTTCTGTCTGCATCTTCTGACAGATTCAAAAGGTGGAAGTCCGTATAATTTCCGATTTTCCATCACCTGCTTGAATGGAAGGTTGATGGATATGTCGTTCACCTTTTCACATACTTTGATATACAGAAAATCATCACTGTTCCTTGCATATGGATTCTGTTCAAGGATGATTTTCACGATTTCACTTGTGGTTTTTAATTCTTTTGATTTATTCATTGCCTTCTTCCCCTTTCAAATATTGTCCTGCTTCCCATTCACGATATATTTCCATGAACACATCAAATGGCATGGAACACAGGATTTCATGGTTGTTCTTCTTGTGGAATACCACCGGAAGATTCCCGGTTCCTTCTGCATCTCTCTTTGCCTGATCCATCCAATCATATAATTTCATCTTTTCCTGATGCTTTGCTTCAATATGTATCCCGGGCAATCCTAAGACATCAGATGCATCCCCGGTGTTTCCGCAATACTGCGCTGTGCGCCTTGCATCTGCATATCCATAATCACGGAACAACCCGGCAAGCATTCTTTCAAAGCGTGCGCCCTTCTGTTTGCTGTTGATTTTCGCCATACATATCACCCCATAACCTTCGCAAGCAGCTTTTCATATAAATCTTTGTAGATTTTCGCTTCTGCCTTTGCTGTTGCAAGTTCTTCAGATGGTTCTTCTGCCGGCAACTCCATTGGTGGTGGTGTGACAAGTTTTTCAATCACTTTCTGTTCAAGTCCTAAGCACTTGGAAACACCTTCATCAACCTGATCCATTTCTGCCTGTCGTACTGTTCGCAAATATCCACCAAATCTGTCATACTGCGCAAATCCAACCATTCCGCAATCCGCATACATGATTCCACCACCTGTTGTGATTGGAACACACACACTTCCTTTTGGTTCGTCTGTCAGTACGATAACGCTCAAAAAATAGTCCTTTTTTCTAAAATCAGCGGAAATCACCAATGCTTTTTTTGTTTCATCTTTGACTGCATATTCATAAATTTCTCCACGCTTAAATTCCATCTTTTCATCCCTTTCTATATTCATAAATGCTTTGTATGCTGTCGGATCGGCATAGCCTGATCCGTTTCTAAACAATTCTCTGTCCACCTTTTCCCCTTTCCCCCTTCTGCCCTAAGACAGAAGGGCAATCATGGCTTTAATAAAGTGCTGTGAAATACTATTAAACGCATGAACAGGTTTCTTTCGGCTTTCGCCCGGTGTTGCAACCTTTAAAGATATGACTTTCCGAATTCTCGGATGAAGTCATCCCTTGTTCCATAATGTTCTTCAAAATAGATTTGTGCCTTCTGCTTCCACTTCAAATCCAATCCTTCATTCGGATTTGCATGGATGCTTCCGGGTTGAAATTCATGCAGATAATAGGCAATCGGAATCACAAACCCATATTTTTCGCTTTTGTTTCTGTTGCTTGCTCCGAATATATGATGTCGGTGGCAATATGGTGTTCCGGTTTCGATGCAGTGTTCCATGTCATCTGTGAAAACGCTAAACAGTCTTTTCATTTTGCATCTTCTCCCATTGTTCAAGTGATCTCCGCATATCTTCTGATGCAGGTGTTTCCAACCCCATTTCACGCATTTCAGAAATCACTCCATCCAACAACACCGAAAATTCTTTTGTGTCATATGTACTGCTTCCGAAGTAGCAAAGCATCTGAACCGCATTCTGTCCATTGATATTCACTTCACCTACAACTTCGCATTCTCTCCACTGCGCCTTCATTGCATCCACAACATTCGGTTTCACACAAATATATGTGAATTTGCCATACCGCTTCAGCATCTGAAGGTATACATCCCATTTGTCTGCCCTTAACGCTTCAGCAATCTTTCCAAGACACATCCAAAGAAGCGCATTGGCATCAAGGCTTCTTTTCTTCCGGTGCTTCGTCATTTTGATTGCCAACTTCTCACAATCTTGTAGCTTCGCAATCTCATTGATTGACGAATTTTCATTCAGGGAAAATGTCACATTGAACTTTCCTGTCTGCCAATCTGTTGAAATATTTTGAATTCTCCCGGTACACTCCATCAGGCTTCCTTCTTTCTGTTGTCCATCAGGAACACCCTTTTCTTCGTGGTTGCATTTCTGATGGACAGTGCCACAATGTTCCGATTTTCGTCATAAAGAATCTGTTCTACAACAAATTTGTCATAGCACTGCATCTTGCCATTTCCACCCTGCTTGATGTTCGCATCTTCAGCGGAAATCCAAATGAATGGTGCGGAATATAATTCCCTGCCAATGCCCCAATTGAAGCAAGCACGCTTGAAGGAATCAGATGCAAGTCCTTTTTCTTTTTCCGTGAAGGATTCTGTTCCGGTATCTTCCTTTTCAACCCACTGCTGTTTTTCATCATCCCAAATGGAAACGATGCAATTTGCATTATCCCTTGAATGCTTACGTTGCCAATTTAACCTGCCGACTGTTTCATCCAAGATGTTCTGATCCACTCTTGCATCCTTATACAGAAGAAGTGACAATCCCTTCTGATTGATGGTTGCAATCCTGCAATCAATTTCATATGCTTCCAATGTTCTGAAATCTGTTTTCATAACCTATCCCCCTATTTAATCTGAATGTTTCTGTTTAAGCTGATGTATACACCATCAATCTGCAATCCTGCTTTGATTGCCTTCTTCAGTTCCGTTTTGTTCACTTCCGGCTCTTTGAATCTCAAATATTCATCCGGGATGATGGTTCCTTCTTCGATTTCCAAAGATTCTGACTTTCTGAAGGAAACCTTCACCTTCGCACTCTCATATGGTGCGCCTTCCAAATATCCGGAAATGTACCGCTTCAGGCTTTCCATCTTGTTTTCTGCTGCTTTCTGTCGTGCAGCGAAGGCATCCTTTTCTGCTTTCAGTGCTTCCGCTTCTGCCTTCAGGTTTTTAATCCACAAGCAGATGTTTTCCACCTTCGCATCCCTTTCAAGTTCCAATTCTTCAAATTTATCAATATCGAAGATTTCCCCGGTTTCTGCATCCACGCATCCAAGGATTTCAGCATCAATTTCATACAGATTCATTCTGACCACCTGCCTTTTCCACCAATTCAATTGATACCTTCATTGGCACCGCTGCATTCTTCAGTGCTACTTCCGCAAAAGTCACCATGTCATTGAAATCATTAAATATGTATGTCTGTTCATCTCTGTATGAACCTTCTTCTTTGATTGTTAATTTGTACATTTTGTTCACCCTTCCCTTTTCTATCTGTTTTCTTCTTTTCAAAATCAACGCAAGCTGTCATTCGTGCCTTGTCAAGTGTGCTGCACCGCTTGCTATTAGTGCAGTTTTTGCATTCGTCAATCACAATAATCATCCGTCCTTTTCTTGTGATTCTGTTCCATGCAGTCCGGGCAGATTAGTTCGTCATTGATTTCATAACAATGTTCATCCTGAATCGGATTTCCGCATTCGCAACATTCAGGCAGCCTGTCCAATTCTCTTTGCCTTTCTGCATCATGTTCTGCCCATCTGTCATAGTTATCCGGAATATACATTTGTGATCACCCCATCTTCCACAATGAATTCAAATCCTTTTTTGTCATGCAACTCATACAAATCTTCAAGCGTTACCTTGCCTTCGTATATCAGTTTCAAATCCATCAAATTCACCTGCCCATCTGTGTGCCACATTTGCACAAATCTTCTAATTCTAATCGTGCAGCGAATTGTGTGACTTCCACTGCATAATCACTGTATTCACCGGATGCCATGCGTTCATCTGCGTACCGGAAACCGCCATTGTATGCCATCAATACCCAATACAAATCCGGATTGATTTCTTTCAGTTCTGCTATGTAATCAACCGCCACTGTGATGTTTTGGTATGGATCAAGCAGATTGTCGCATCCAAGCCTATCCATTCGATCCTGATGCCATTTCTGCTGCACCTGAAGCAATCCTGCGCTGTCACCGCCATCACCGGATTTGCTTGCGACAAAATCGGATTCCTGCGCAATCATTGCAACCACAAGTGCAGGTGCAATTCCGTATTCATCACACACTTCAAAGATGTGATCCTGAATGTCATGTGACAGTGGAACATCAAAGTATTCCGGCTTGTCCGTTTCAATGATTTCCACCACCCGGACAACAGGTGTGCCGATTGGATATTCCTTGATTGGTTGTGTTTCCGCTGCTACACGCTGATTTGCTGCATATACTGAAATCACTGTGCCAATCAGTGCGCCAATCGCAAGGCTTATCATTTTATCCTTCATTCTTCATTCACCCCTTCCTTCACATTGAATGGATCGCTGATGTCGCATCCGTCATATTTTTTCAAAAATTCTTCAAGTGTAGATTTCCGGCACTTCCACCTGCCGATTTTCATGAACCGAAGCAAGCCTGCCTTCTGCAACTTGTAAACATAGTCAACATTGGTTTTCAGGACTGCTGCGACTTCCGGCACTGTCAAAAGCATTTCTTCCATGTTCACCCTTCCCTTCTTATTAGTAGATTTTTAATCTACTTTTGTTGCAAAAAAAATTTCATTTCTTCTTTCTAATGATTCGATTTTCAGAAGTTCACACAGGCTGTTTATTTCACTTGCCTTGAACTCTGTTTCGTTTTTAATCTTTTTTGCCAATCCGAATGCGCTTTTCAGTCCGATTGCTTTTGCAATATAACTTTTTTTCAATCCTGAATCTTCGATTGCCTTTTCAAGAAGTTCTGTGTTTGTCATGTTATCACCACCTTTCTTTTGTGAGTAGATTCACAATCTACTTTTTCAATATAATACTTCGTAGACTTAAAGTCAACTATTTTTTCGAAAAAAGTCAATAAAAGTTGATTCTAAGTGTATTTTGTGCTATTATCTACTTACAAAAGGTGGTGATACAAATGTTGGAAATAGGAAAAAACATCATGGCAAGAAGGAAGGAACTCGGAATGACACAAGAAGAACTTGCCAAAAGACTAGGTTATAAATCCAAATCAACCATCAATAAGATTGAAAACGGAACAAATGATATTCCACAATCTAAGGTTGTAAAATTTGCAGAAGCATTGGGAACAACCCCGGCTTATCTTATGGGATGGGAAAAAGTGCAAAAAAATAACGACACCATAACGGATGTCGTACTAAGAATGACCACTGATTCTGATTTCTTTGATGTAGTTGAAACTCTTTACAAATTAGATTCTGAAAAGATTGCAAGTGTGAAACAAATGCTATCTGCCTTTTTGAAGTAATTGAAGGATGATGTCAAGAATCTGCATATTATCACATAGATGCAAAGATTCTATGATTTGCTTTATGTATTCCTCTTTCATGGCATGCTCCTTTCACCGGGGAACGAATGTTCTGAATATATTTTATAACACGAAAATAGACAAAACAATGGTAATTGTTAGCACATAACATTTATGAAAGATTTTTACTGAAAAACATATTTTTTTCTAAAAAATTTTTATTTACCTTACAAACATGAAAGGATGGTGAAATATGGAAAAAAATAATACAAAACTATATTATGAAGATTACAGATTGAAAATCATAGAAAATGAACATGGCAACTATGATGTCTATGATGAAAAATTTGGTGGCAGATTAACACGAAGAAATGTAAGCAAAAAATGGGTAGATGATTTTATACAAAGTGTTTTGAGTAAAAGAAGGAAACACCAAAACAGAAAGGAAGGTTTTTATGGCAAGAATTATTATCACAAATCGTGGTGACAAAAAGAAACCTTCTTGGCAGTACCGCTTTGAACTTGCCAAGGTGGACGGAAAACGGAAGTATGCTTCCAAGTCCGGTTTCAAGACAAAGGAAGAAGCAGAAAAGGCAGGGAACCTTGCCCTTGCGGAATATCTGCGTGCAGGAAAGCATTTTGAACCTTCGGAAATGTCGGTGGCAGATTATCTTGATTATTGGATCAACAATTATTGTGTTGTGAACCTTGCTGACAATACTGTGTCTACTTATAAGAACATAGTGAAGAACCACCTGAAGCCAAGGATCGGGCACTATATGCTGAAATCCATTGATGTTATGACATTGCAAAACATGATCAATGAAATCTATCTTCAGAAGGGATTCACCAAAAAATATCTTCAAAATATTCTGAAGGTGTGCAAAGGTGCGTTCGGATATGCTGCATATACTGCCAAACTGATTCCATACAACATTGCTGAACCTGTCAAATTGCCAAAATTCGAGCCTAAAAACGACAAGATGAAGATTCTGTCCAAGGAACAAATGGAAGCTGTTCTTGACCGCTTCAGCAACTCTCCGTACCAATTCTATCCGCTTCTTATTGGTTACTACACGGGAATGCGTGTTGGTGAAGTGTTCGGATTGACATGGGATGATGTGGATTTGGAAAATGGCATCATTCATGTCAGACAGCAATGCAAGACGAAGGACAAAGATGCCCTTACCGGACGGAAACCGCAAAAAGGAAAAGCAATCAATAGATGGTATCTTGGTGCATTGAAAAACAATTCTTCCTATCGGTCAATCAAGATCGGTGATGAACTGCTGAATGCACTGACAACATACAAAGAATTGCAGGACAAAGCAGAAGCCGAATATGGTGAATTCTATATGAAGCATTATCTGAAGGAAGAAAAACTTGCGAACGGACGAACAGAACACAGAATCATTTCACAGACTGATGAAACAGGCATCTGCCCATATCCAAGGGTGAAATTGGTATGCGTGAAAGAATCCGGGGAATTTAGAGGAACTACACCTGCCAAATATGTCGGCAAGGTTGCAAGAACTGAAATGGGGTTTGAAGATTTTCATTTTCACATGCTGCGCCACACTCATGCCACTGTGCTTGTGTCCAACACAGATGAATTGCAGATCAAGGATATATCTGAAAGGCTTGGTCATTCATCTATCAAAACCACAATGGACACCTATGTTTCAAATACAGATGAAATGCGTGTGAAGTCTATGGAAGTGTTTGAAAAAGTGGGCAAGCTGAATGTGAAGCACAAAAACGAAAGATTGTATGAACTTTGGAAGTCAACAAAGAACCGCTGCAATGGTATGTCATTCTATAAAGACCGGGGAATCAAATTTTATATGCCTTGGCTTGATTATGAAGTGTTTGAACAGTGGGCAATGGAAAACGGATATGAAGATGATTTGTCACTTATCCGGAAAGACAAAACGCTTGATTTCTGCCCTGACAACTGCATATGGTCAAGCGAAGGAAAGAAAGTCAAAGGAAAGAATGTGTGGTCTGATGGTGTCAACATCAAATCATATTCTGTCAGCTTCAATGGTTCATCATGGGGATATTCCATCACAGACTATGTGAATGGAAAGAGAAAGAACATTCAGAAGGCAATCTTTGATTCTGAAGAAGAAGCAAAAGCGGCTGCCGAAGCAGTTCTTTCAGAAATGTTCGCATCATCTGATGTTGTGCTGAAAAGAGTGAAATAAATTCATGTACGCAAATGCGTACACAAGAACTGATGCGTACGAGATGCGTACATGAACACATTTTCACCTATTTTTTATTTTTTGATAAACGCTAGAAACCGCATAAAATCAAGGTTTTTCTAGTTTCGTCCACAACATTTTTTATACTTTTTACCACTACCGCATAAAGTTGATTTCGGATATTTTAAAGGCATTTTACATCATTTATTGTCACTTTGCAACACCAAAAATGTTGATGTATCAAGGAAAATGGGATTTTATTATCATTTATCATCATTTTCTATCTTTTAAAAAATCCTTGTCAGTGCGTACGAGATGCGTACAATGTACGCAAGGCATTATGAAAGGGCAGATTTGATTCTGCCCTTTGTTTATTTGTTCCGCATTCTCTGACTTACTCTGTATTGTTCCGCATCCGGCACATCATTGAATTCAACAGTTTTATCAAAATTCTGTCTGACAACCGCCTTGATTTCATCCAATGTCACATTGAAAAATTCCCTTCTGTGATTCACCATGTTCACCTTTTTATCTTCAAATGCCCGGTGAAGCGCTGCTTCCAATGCAGGTGCATCATCCGAAAAGATCATTGCATGAACATCAAAATTGAATGGCACTGATGCATCACCAAGTTCATCCACTCTTTCCTGTGGTTCCAATCTTCTTGTCATACCGATTTTATAGATATTTTCGCCAAATGCACCGATATTTGAAATTATATAAACATATCCGGCTTTCATGTTCGCCTGTCTATAATCAATATCATTTATTGCCTTGTCAATGTCTGACAGCGTGTTTTCAAGGTCTGCTTTCTTCTTCTGCAATTCCGCATTGTCCGGATCAGCCTGAAGTTGTTCGCACAATTTTGAATATGCTGTTTGATAGTGATTCTGTTCTTTTTCAATCTTCTTGCGTTCTGCTTCCAATTCCTTTTGAATCTTCGCCTGTTCCCTTTGCTCTGCCCTTGCTGCCTTCAGTTCTTCTTTTTCCTGCTCTTTTTTCAACTGATATTCAAAAGCTAACCGCAATTCATTCACTTTCAACTTCAAATATTGCTGTGTGATGCTTATGTTCATGATTGTTCCAAGTTTTGAAATTGCTTCTGCCGATTTATATATTCTATCCAATGAAGCATCAAAATTCGTATACTTAACCTTTGACACAATATCATCACATTCATTATTAAATGCCCTTAATAGCAATTTTTGTGTGTCAGTGACCATTTTCTTGCCTTGTGTTTTGCTTCCGTTCACCTGCCACTCTGTGCTTCCTGTCACCGCTGTTTTGTTCTTGATAAGCATTTTTTGTTCTGCACGAATTTCAGCAAGTTTTTCCTTGTAATCTAGCGCACTAGCAAAATCAAATTGTGGTTGATACAATCCAAATTCCTGCACCAATATTTCATCATCAAACCATATTATTTTCTCTTTTTTGTCTGAAATCTCTTTTTCTATTTTGGACAAATCTGCATTCTTTTTTTCTATCGTTTTTTCGATTTTATCCAAATCACCTTTCAATTCTTCAATCTTTTTCATCAGATTGGATGCTTCCTGCAATTCAGGTGTCATCAATGATTTCAGATTTTCATTTTCCGCTTTGATTTTGGATGCGTTCAGCATGTCTTTTAACCCCATAAAATACCCCTTTCTTATTCTCTAACCACACCAATACATGTGCCAAGATATTCAATCTGATCCATGCGCTTCACAACAATATCTTTGCCTTCGTTATGTAAGCACTTCAATCTGTATTGCCCATCCGCTTCGATAAACTTCCTGATATATACCTTTTGATCCATAATGAATGCAGCGTGTTCCCCATTTGCCGGGAACCTGTTTGCAAACAGAAGTTTGTCACCCTTGCAATATAGTGGCGAAAGGTCATTCCCAACCATTTCAATCGCAAGTTCTGCTTCTTCAACTGATGTCCATATATATTTTGTATCGCAACTGTCATACATGATACCCTTGCGCACATCAATTTGCGGTGGCACTGAACATGGGATTTTGCGCCTTCCGAATTTATCTATTTCATCCCCTGTTGCAACTTCATAGCGTGCTATCATTTCAATGCGGTTTTTACCATGCACACTGCAACCACGATAATTTTCAATAAGTTCAACTTCATCCGGTGCCATGAATGGTTCACCACACATATAATTCACGGACACATTGAACACCTTCGCAATTGCCAATACTGTTGATACCTTCGGATCAGATACCCTGTTCGGATATGCTACATTTTTGACTGTATCTGATGATATATTTGCAGCATCTGCCACATCATCAACCGACATTCCATGTTCTTTCATCAATTTTCGCAAAACTTCTGTAATCATATTTTTCCCCTTGGTGTTTTTCGCAACATTATCTTTTGTAAAAAAATTTAAAAAAATGTTATCAGTGATATTTTATTTTGTCAATATTTGGAATAAAATTTGTTCATAAAAAATACAAGGGGGAAACCTGAATGACACCACTTCAAAGCAACCAAGTCATTCTACTTGGTTACATGACTGATGATTTCGCTTTCAGTCATGAAGTCACTGAAGAAAAATTCTTCACCTTCACTTTGGAAGTTGAAAGAATAAGTGGTACAAAAGATTATTTGCCAATCATGATTTCCGAAAAGCTGATTGACAAGAACGAAAACTATATGGACAAACCTGTGTGTGTTGTTGGTCAGTTCCGGTCTTTTAACAAAAAGACAGAAGGTGCCACACACATCATGCTTCACATTTTTGCACAGGATTTCTACGTCACAGAAGATGATCCGTACATAAATGAAGCATACTTCACAGGTTATATCTGCAAGAATCCGACATACCGGACAACACCGTTTGGAAGGCAGATTTCGGATGTCATGATTGCAGTCCCCCGGAAATGCGGAAAAAGCGACTATATTCCATGCGTAATATGGGGAAGGGATGCAGTCCTTGTTTCCCGGATGGAAGTGGGCAAGCAGATCACTGTTGCCGGAAGGATTCAAAGCAGGGAATATCAGAAGCAGGTTGATGGTGTTGCTGAAAACAAAGTGGCATATGAAGTGTCAATCAACAAATTAGCAGGTGGATGATATATGGAAGAATACGAGGAATACAGACAACTAATCATCAGCGAATTGCAGATGTGCAGAAATATTGTCATACTTGACATTGTTTTGAAGCTGTTGCGAAAATCGCAATAAAAAAGAAGGCAGGGATTCATTCCCTGCCTTTGCTTGTGTGCTTTATATTCAGGATCACAACCATACTTTCCTGCACTTCGTATTGTATGGCATATCTTTTGTAGTACATTGTCCGGATGCTTTCATCATCCGGGATGGTTGCCGGATGCCTGAAGGGAAATATCTTCAGGTGTTCCAACTTCCCCCGGATGTCCTGAATGATTTTCCGTGTATATTCTGCATCCTGTGTTTCGGTCAAATAATAGTCAAACATGCTTCTGAAATCATCTTTCGCTTCATTTGTTATCTTCAGTTTGTATGCCATATTCTTTCTCTATATCCCCCATGAATTCATCAAAATCAGACAATTCTTCCCCTTGTTCTTTATAACGCTTGATTGAATCAACCGCTGCTTTGTACAATCGCATTTCTTCCTTCATCCGAATATATTCCCCATGTTCCATAATCACAAGATGCCCTGTTCCATTCTTCGTGATGAATACAGGTTCTTTTTGCTGCGTGCAGATTTCACTGATCATGTTTGTATCACGCATTGCGCTGATTGGCAAGATTTCCATGCTATCACCACCTTTCCTGTTTATTATATGCCAATGTGCATGATAATGTACATGATTATGCTCATTATGTTATAATCAAGGCATAACAAATCAGATGGGATGATGATATATGATCACTTTACAAAAACAAGCTGCGGATGCGCTTATCGTAAAATCAATTCAGCATGGTGTTGTCAAAACACAATCTTTCGTGGATGGGAAACCCGGATATATAGACAACAAAGACATCAAAAGACTTGGATATAAAAGCACACACGAATTTGTGCTTGCATTGATTGAAAAAGGTTTCATAATAGAGGAATAAAAAAAGGGCAGGAAGTCAAACTTCCTGCCTTTTCTCTTACTTTCCGTCATTTTCCAAATCATGAAGCCTGTGATTGATCACCTTGATCTGTTCTTCCACAACAGGCATCCGGTGCGCAAAATTGTTGTGTTCCCGGACTTCCCTTGTCAGTTCTTCAATCTTGCAATCTGTGACTGCCTGTGCTATTTCAAGTTTCTTTTCGATTTTTTTGTTGCTTGAAATACATGTGATGACTACACCTGCAAGCGAAAGACTGCCTGTGATTAGTGCTGTGATGATGTGTTCCATGTTCCTTTGCCCTTTCTTTTGTATTTTTACACTGCTTTATATCCGACTGCTACCCATCCAACAGATGTGTTTGTTGTGCTGTTTCGTGTGACATAGGCATCAAATCCTGACACTGTAATGTCTGCCGGAGCATCCCCGGACACTGATGTTCCCGGAACTGTTGTGATTGCGGATGTCAGCACCATCGGAATTGATGTGTATGCTGTCGAAAATTTCACTGCCTTGGCTGTCGGTGTGTTGGCAACAGGTGTGATGGTTTCAACACCCCATTGGATCAGCAAGCCATTTGAGAAATGCACCTTTCCTGATCTGCTTCCGTGTGTCACCGGATCGGAAGTGACAAATTCATCACCGCCATTCGCCCTTGTGACTTTCACATTCGCATCAAAGACAAGATTCTGTGTGCTGCTCAAATATCTCCATATTCCATGCGCCCTTTCACTATCCCAACAACCAATTGAAGTGACAGATGCGCCATTTCCACCATACAACTTGCAATTGTGGATATACTCGGAATCTTCTGTTGTTTGGAAATACATGTTTTTTTCATCATTAGAACGCTTCAAACCGCCCATGAAGATATTTTTGTGGATGTCTATATCCATATCTATTTCCATTTGGTCTGCTATCTCTGACACCTTGCCAAATGCTATTCCTTTTCCGCTTGCATTGAAATCCATCAGCGTGAAGGCTGTTGCCACTTCTGCAAGTGCCACTGATGTTCCAAAGTAATCTGTCACCGACAACCGCATATCATATGAAGTGTCTGTGTCAAGGTTGATATTCAACAACATATTGCTGTCATAGGAATACACGCTTCCTGCTTCAGCTTCTTCCCATGTGTCACTTGACTTCGCTTTATACTCCACAACATAGCTTTTGCTGTTCTTGTCACCCACTGATGAAATCGAAAACTTAATACGTGCAAGTGCCATTGTTCCTTCATCATCCGCTGTTCCCAACCCATTCGCACGCTGCGTTGTGAATGTGCTGATTTTCGGTGCAGTATACGCAAGAACAGAAACTGTGCTGCTTTTGGTTGCTGTCCTGCCCCTTGAATCCGTCACTGTGGTTGAAATGGTCACTGTGCCGGATGATGTGAGTGTGCCGGATGTGAAGCTGCTTCCGGAATAACTCTTTCCGGCTATGGTGGTCTTATATGATTTGATTGTGCTTGAATAACTTCCTGATGCATTGATTGTCACCTTTAACTTGGATTTATTCTGTACATATGCCCCAAACTTCGCTGCAAGACCGCTTTCCGCTTCTGCAACTGTTATGGATGAAACACTTGGCACAACTGAAGAAGGCACCTTGGCTGTGAATGATACAGTCTTGGTGCCGATCAGTGTTGTTCCGTTGTATGTCTTGCATGTGATTGTGCAGGTGCCGGATGTTCCGTTCGGAATCTGACTTGCTAACGACAAAGGAACTGTCCATGCCTTTGATGTTCCAAGGTCACTGCCGATTGTTCCTGTTGCGCTTCCGAATTTATATGTCAAGGTGTGGTCAAAACTACCTGATGCCCTTGGCATGTTGATTGTGATGCTTGCACCCATGTTCACCGAAGATGCGGAAAGTGTCGGTGTGGTTGCCCTTGGAATCGTGGTCAGTTTCTGCGAATAAGATTGACTACTTGACGAAAACTGATCATGTGTGATCCGGGCAGATGTTGCAAGTGTCTTGCTTCCGTCTGCACTATGCGATATGTTCAATGTTTTGCTGAAAATCACAATTCCTGATGATGTGATTTTGTCAGAAGATGTGATGCTGTCCGTGTACTGCGTGCCATTGATGGTGCAATACACTGTTCCGGTGCCATATGTGGTATATCCTGTGTTTGTTCTATACACCCGGACTGAAACTGTCACATTGGATGTATTGTTCGCCACGCTTTGACTGTTCTGCGTGATTGTGATTTTATACTTGATTTTATCATTAGTAGTTGACAATGCATTTGATGTTGCCATCCTGTCACCTACCTATTTTTTAAAAATGATACATTTCCATTGTTTCTTGGCATATACACAAAATTGCCGATTTGTAAAGAATGCAGGATTTCCGCATCCGTCACATACAGTTTGTTGTTGCTGAAATATGCCACTTCCATTCCGGAATCCAAGAAGGCAATCCGGTCATTCTCAATCCGAAGTGTCAAGGTGTTGCCATCTTCACCAAGGATGATGTTGCCATCTTCAAAACGGATGTACTTGCTGATTTCTTCAAACTGTGCATCCGTTCCGACTGCCACTGCATTGATGTCCTGCGCAAACTCTGTGAACCTGATTTCCACATCCTCTGATGTCTGTGTGATCTGCGTGGACACCGCATTGATCAGGGCATCTGTATCTTCCTTCAGATATACTTCTTCCATCACTGTTGATGTGATGCTTTCGGATGTGGCTGCAATCTGCGCTGACAGTTTTGTTTCCGTTTCTGTAAGCCCATTTACAAGCCTTTCTTCCAAATCTGAAGAAATATCCACCAACTTGTTTTCCGTGGCTGTTTGCCCTGAAATTGCTCGTTCAGTGAAGGTCAGAAGCGTGCTTCCAAGTGTCAACTTGTTTGATGCAGGTTGAAGCAGGGAAATTGACAGCTTCGACACCAAGAAAAGCTGATCAATGCCATGTGGATTTGATGCCACCCGGACTTGTGTGCCAAGGTGAAAGGATTCCACTGTCTTATCCACTGTCGCAAGGTCTGCTGCATCAAGTTCCACCGAAAAAAGCATTTGCATCTGTTCCTGAAGGAATGCATTGGCTTTTGTCAGAAGGTTGCCCGGCTCCGTGACATCATCCCATTCCTGCACCCGGAAAATCCATCCGTACCTGTCCACCGCTTCCTGATTGAACACATAATCAACACCATCATTCACAGATGCAATGGTCAACCGGGATTCACCGCCTTCTTCCTTTGCACCAAGTGGAATGATTGCTGTTGCAATATCTTCCCCCTTCGTTTCTCTTTTCAGGTCAAGAAGGTTTTTTCCGAACTCTATCTTCTGCGGTGACAGCAGATTCAGTTCTGCCAAATAATCAATGTACACCCCATCTTCTTCATGCCTTATCCATATATAACCGCCTAAAGTGTCAAGCAGCTTCTTCTGAATGGAATCAAGCGTGTTCAGGTATTCCGAATCACTTCTGTTGATATAATCGTTCGGATCGGTCACAGTGATGTTTCCCACCTTGAATTGATGGTCTGCATCCACCTGTGCATTGTGGCTTTCTATGAACTGCGCAAACAACTGTGCAGGTGTTCCGGTGAAGTCATATGGTCTTTGAATGCTGTCAATCAAAAAAGCAAGTTCCCCTTCACAGGAAACCTGCTTCTGATTATGAAAACCCTGTTCATCATTTAAGATGCGCCCCCGGAATAGCAAGAAACCATCCTGAAACACTTGGATGATAGATTTCAACCGCTGCATCCGGTCAAAGTTCGGATGCGTGTTGTATATGGTGAAATCAAACTTCCCTTCCTTGTTCAGTTCAAGTTCCACCTTCGGATTGAATATCTGATGCCCTTCTTCTTGGTCATTATATAATAGGAAGTTGTCGCAATATACACTGTACATATCACAACCCCCTTTCCAAATAGGTGAAGGTGGCTGTGCCTGTTCCACTCAATATGATGGTATTGTTGCCATTTTCCAATAAAACTGCCGGAAGGTCATATCTGCCATCTGTCAGCGCATAATAATTTGCACCATAGGTCAGATTGACAGTTCCGGTGATGTCGATTGTCGGCACCACTCTTTTCTTGCTGTTTGAAAGATTGACTGTTGTTTCTTCCGCAACTTCCACAAATACCACTGTTTCATTGATTTTGGTCTTGTATGGTTCACAGTCGCAATCAATGGTCAGTTTGCCAATGGCTTTGTTCGCCTTCCATTCACTGACTGTGATTCTGCCCACATAGTACCATTCCGCATCTTCATCAAGGACAATCCGCATCTTCTGACCATGCAGGGCATTTTGTACCCTTGAAAACAGGTCAAGGAATTCCGACTGCGGAACCTTGGTGGAAAATACAAATTCCAATGTTCTGTTGTTGTACTTTGTTTCCCCGGAAAACTCCGTCAAATCAAGAACACCATCACCGCCCGGAATATCAATGACTTCCGTTTTCGGTGGTGGTGTTCCGATTTTCTTTTCTGATAATATCAAGGAAAAATCATCCCATGAATGAAAATCCCCAAATTTGACACCTTTCATGATAACCTGCCTTTCTTGCGATTCGCATGGTTATCTTTTGTATGATTTTATTCACTTGCAAGAAGATTCTGAAACTCTGCAAACTTGTTATCGATGTACTTCTTTGTATCAGCAATATATGCAATGCTGATTTCGCCATCATCTATGGTGGCATGTGTCACATGGTAGAATGACCAAAGTTTTTTCAACTCTGCAATCTGCTCTGCGGTGAGTGGTGTGACTTCTTCCTCTGCAAGTTCGTAAACCACTTTTGGTTTATTCTCGGCAAGCCATGCTGTCCATTCTTCAAGTGTAGCAAAATCAGTATTAAATCCTATCATGGTCTGATGTAACGCACTAACAACACCAAAACCACAACTTCCTACACCTGCTGTCTGCGCTGACTGAAGATAACTCTCAACCATGTTAAAATGCGTACAACTTCCTTCGACTTCACCCTTATTATCATCTGCTTCTGCGTATTTTGCGTTCGGGATTGCAATATAATACACATTTATATTTGCAAGATTAGATTTAAGCCAGCCACTCTCGCTACCGTCAAACACAACCGCTTTCATCTTATGACTTTCCTCGCCCGTTCCGTCCATGTTATAACGGATATAATCGCCCTCATAGAGTGGTGAAGATAAAGGAATGTTGGCTTTTGTTTCGGTGTATGGCTCGTAAGGTGTTGCAACTGCGCCCTCTTCAATCTGAATGTCGGTTATTGTTAAATAATCTTCTCCTGAAGCATTATATCCATCGGAAGCATACACTCTAATTTTAGTATCATCTTCATTTTTTACAAAACTAACAGAAACTCTTTTATTTCTCTCAAATCTTGTTAAATATATTTCTTTTTCTCCAACTTTATATGTCCCGCAAACTGTTGAGTCTACATCCGTCGATGTGATAACACATGACAACGTATAAGTGTTTCCATTTGTCAAATTATCAATCGGAATGTTAGCAAATCTATGTACATTTTCAATCTTTTCAGTAGCGCACAAGTTCTTACCCGTACTTTTCGCAGAAATGCTGTGCGCTCCGAATGCCTTGTATGGTGTGGCTTTTGTGCCTTTTTCTATTTGGTATTTGCAATCATTTAAAATACCACTTGTCATTTTGCTTTCTGCTGTCAAAAACTGAACAAGCAAATATTTGGTGTTCGATGCTGTGGTTATATTTGCACCATTTTTAACATCAAGGTATCCAACCACGTAATTTGTATCCATCGTTGTATCTTCTTTTTCATAAATTCCCACACCGCTTACTAATCCAAGTGAATTTGGTGTCAAACAATAAGCAGTATTTGGTTCTACGGGAACGAACACACACGCTCTTGTGGCATCATCTGCACCAGACCATGATTTTCCTATAATAGCACTTGACATATCAAACTCATTCCTACTCTGCCCTGCACCATAAATCGGCACATTGTTTGTTGGTGAAGGAAGATGTTGCACAGATACCACATCATCTACTGTTGCATCTTCAACGTAAAATTGTATTCCAAGTGTTCCATCACTGTTTGTGTAGTTCCATACTTGTTTGGTTTCATCATCATCCGGATGCGATACCCCAATGATTATCCCATCTTCTCCCTTTACCATACATTCCACTTTTCTCGGTGTGTTCAATGTTAATACAATCACATCACCTTTATTCCACGGAATCAAACTGATAAGTACATCACTATCCATTTGTGTTGGTGTGATTTCTACTTCAAATGTCTGTTCTATTTTGCCATGCAATGTGGCATACATAGGATTGGCAGATGAATCATTGACTGTCACCATTGTGCCTTTTTCGGATTCTGCCACAATGCCCGGTGCCACCTGTCGGAATCCGGTTTGCGCCTTATCCCAATTATCATTCTGCGTTCCTATATTATAATTATCCGTTCCGGATGGTTTCGTAAAATTCATTTCCATATCTTAACCCCCCTTTTTTAAGAAAGTTTTTTCAACGCTTCATCAATGCGTTTGGTCAATTTTTTTAATTCATTGTCCAATAACTCCAAAAGCCTATCTTCAGTGATTTCAATTAGTTCTTTCAATCCTTCCATTGAAAGAAGGATGTCAAACTGTGGTTTGACAGATGCCACATTGATTCCGTTCAATGTAATCTGATACAGTGGAAAATCTGTTGAAAGTGGCTTTGCCGGAACTGATGATGTTCCTGTGATCATGACAAGTTTAAATGATTCGATTCCGGTCAATTCATCCTTTTCATATCGTGCAACAAGCATATCTGTCCTTGCCACACCCTGTTTTCCGTTTTCAAATGGCACATCTTCATATTCTTCAATAATTCCATATTTGCCACCATAATTCACAACACCGCTTTTGATTCGGATGATGTTATTGCCCATCAACTGATATGCCAAGTTGTTCATGGTGTTCAGCACATAGTTTTTCTTTCCGATAATTCCGGTATGGATGCTTGCATCATTTTCTGCGGTGATATGCTTTTCACCTGTGTACCCTGTGATTATTTTCATTTGTGTACCTGCCTTTCTTAATTGTATTCAATGGTTTTTTTATCTTCATATCCACGAATGATTTTGCGGATGATGGTGTGCTTGAAATTGATGCCTGTGGTGTATTCCCTTGCGCCCACAATATCACCAACTTCAAGTTCCATATCTTCTATATCATCAATCGTGAATTCCGCTGCTTGTCTGACTATATCTTTCAACTGCTGTTTGCCATATGACATCAGTTCATCCGTTTCACACGCTGTGTTTTCATACACTTCAACCACTTCATCCAAGCCTGTGAATGTTTGTGTCTGCGATATTTTCCCTTCTGCATCCACATACAAATCAATCACAACACGATTGTGCAGTTCGCCTGTTCCAAGGCACACAAGATGATTCACCGCACCTTTGTCTGCATTGAATTTGATTTTGATTTTATAGTCATTCGACAATTCCACGTTGTCTGAATAATCCGTTGATTCCTTCACTATGATGTGAACCATGTTGTCCTTGTCATCATATTGGAATGTAGGTATGCATCCGATTGTTTCAAGCATCCGATTCATGCCATGCAAAAAGGTGACATACCTTTCAAATTGATATGTCACCTTATATTCTGTTGCATCACACACAAACAGGCTGTTCAGTCCGAATTCAGCCAAGAATGCATTGATAATCGTTGCCACATTCCCGGATGCTGTTCTGTAATCGTCAACCCCTTCTTTCAAAGGTCTGATGATACGCTTTTCAAACATCCCTCTGAATGTACGTCCACCCCATGTCACAGTATTGTCAGAAGTGTTGGTTTCAATGCTGCTGATGATTCCACCAAATTCTGTGCCTGCTTCCGCAATCATGCAGCCATATGTCAAGTCTGAACCCTTCGGAACTGTTATCACAAAAGTGTTTCCGTCACCGACTTCCATATCAAGATAAAAATTCTTGACATATCCGCTTTGTTCGCCTTCCGTATTTATCAGCATCAAGTCCACTTCGGTTCACTCCTTTCATCCATCAGGATCAAATCGAAAGAAAATTCCCTGTTCCATATGATTTCATTTGCGCCTTCTGCAATCGGCTCAAAAATGGACTGTTCCTTGTATCTTTTATTGAAGATATTTTCTGTTGCGCCATTTGCACAATACTTCGTGATGGTCTTTTCTGCTGAATCCACAATCACATATTCCCCACGTTCGATTGTGTCAAGAATTTTGTATGTGTGATTGTTGATTATGATTTCCGGTTCATGGCATTGTCCATAAATAATCAGCTTGAATGGTGCTGATATAAGCGCATCACTGATGATGCTTTCACTCTGTATCTGCTGATTGTAATATCCCCAATTATATCCTTTTGGGTAGTCGCTTGAACCGAAGTCATTATCAATCAGCGGATCAGCAACAATGATTTTCTTTACATCATCATAACTTTCCAATTCAGCGAAGAATGCCTGCGCATCAGAATCAAGTTCATAGAAATACGCTTCTTCATATACATAATGGATTTTGATGCCTGTTTTTGTGCTTTTCACTCTGATATACGCATAATCACCATATACATTCACACATTCCATCAGTGGAAGATGCAGGATGTCGGTGTTGCTTACCCTGTTATTTCGCCACTCTTTTGATTTGAAGGATGCCTTCAGATATGGCGCATCACCAACAGTGTATATTGCTGTGAATCCTGCGTATGACATAAGGTTGTCAAGTGCTTCTGCATACTTGGCATCAAGGTTTGATGATTTTCCGCTTCGGATAACCTGCCACACACCTTCAATGCATTGGATGCTGTCACCTTCATACAACGGATCAGGCAGTTCGAATTTGATTTCCTGCTGCTGTTCCAAGTTGAAACCATACTGCAATTCATAGTTCGTGAATGCTGAAAGTTCATCATTCGTGAACCCTGCCCAATACTCATAATCGTTTTTTGCATTTTCCGGAACGCATCGCAATTTGAAGTTCTGCACACCTTCAGATGTACCGTGCATTTCAACAAACACATTGGTGCTTTCGGTCAGTGTTGATTCAATCGTGAACCCTTCCTGCTGTTCGATATTTTCCGCAAATGATATTTCGTCCACATGATCATCCAACACATTGCAAAAATAGACATCACTTGCAGCGTGCTGAAGTTCAATCCGGTATGTCGTGAAATCGGAATCAATCAGAAGTTCCGCTTCTGACAAGTCCACACCTATCACTTCCACCTGCTTATTGATGCCCCATGTGCCTTCCTGCTGTCTGTAAAGTACATCATGCGCATCACCATAGGAACACAATGGCAATGTGTTGATTATGGCACTCACCACTGCATCATCCTTCCGTTGTGCAGTCAAACCAAGCGTTCCATCTTCTGCAATGGATATATAATCTTCTGTTTTTCCGTACACCGCAAAATCAACCACATCCATCAATTCTGACTTCACAAACGGAATCTCGTTTTCCTTGATCCAAGTTTCGGAATCCATGACAAGCACAAAATCCATCTTGGACATGTTTTTGTTTTCGAGATATGCTGATTTTCTGCTTTCAATGATGTTGCATCTGATGTAATAATCACCAACATACAATTTTCCACGCACATTCTTCTTTATGTCATATTCAAACACTTCGTATATTCTGTTTTTTACTTCATCCGCATCTTCACCTGCCGGAACTGCAATCTGCACCGGGAATGGCTTTTCGGTGATGCCTTTTTTGAATGACACCACCTTGTTATTGATGGATTCATATTGCCATCTGTAATTCCTTAAATCACTATAATTCAGGAAGAATGGTGGCTTTCCGAATTCAATGGTTTGCCCTATCGAATTTTCATAGATTGCTTTTTCAAGCATACGCTTTCACCATCCTTCCTAATTCACGATCATTCCACTTGATTTCTGTGCCTTCAAGTGCGTTTTTGAATTTCATCACCATATCTGCATCCATTGACATAATCGCAAACAAAATCTTTTCAAGAATTGCCACAAGTCCGGAATTCTGACTTGCAACCGCTTCTGCGATATACTTCTGAAGCAAGTCAATCGGTGCAATGGCTTCATCACCTGCTTCACCGCCAACCATCAGATTGTTTCCGTTCATTCCGAAGATTGTAGGATCGGTCATGATACCACCCTTGGCATACCATTCAATTCCAAGTTTCGGAATACTACCTTCCAACAAGTCAGAGAATTTCCAACCTGCCGGGGAAATGCTGAAGTGTGGCAGTTTGATGTCCGGCAATTTCCATTCAAAATTGAACATGCCTTTGATCAGATTCAATCCACCTTCAACAATTTTTTTGGCATTGTCCATCTTTTCATTGAAGGATTTCAACACTGCATTCAGTGCTGTTGTCGCAATTCCGGACAGCAAATTCAGGTTCTTTTTCCAAAGTCCTGTGATTTTGCTAACCGCACCGCCTGTCACCTTGTCCAAGGTATCATATGAAATACGGAACACCTTCAAATTTCCGTCTAAAATAGATTTGACAGTTTTAATGAAGGAATCTTTCATGCTCAAAAGTCCTTCGCACACTGTATACAATAAATCGGCACCAAGTGCCAACCAATCATGCTGCAAAAGTGTATCTGAAATTGCTGATACGATTTCAGGAATCGCATCAATCAAATCCGGGATTGCCTGCAAAATTCCGTCAATCAAAGCAATCAGCACTTCGATTCCAACTGTGATGATTTGTGGCAGATTTTCATTCATTGCTGTTGAAAATGCAATGATAATTTCAGGCAGTGCTTCTGTCAATTTCGGAAGTGCCTGCAAAATTCCATCTGCCAATGCCTGAATCAATCCAAGCGCACTTTCTATCATCATGGTGATGTTTTCCGGATTGACAAGTGCCAATGCAAATGCAATGATGGCATCCACCGCTGCCGGAATAAGCTGCGGAAGTGCTGCTGCGATTCCGTTCACCAAAGTTGTGATGATCTCTGTTGCTGATGTCATAACAGAATCAATATTCTGTGTAAATCCGTTCAAAAATTGCAAAAGCAGGTCAACACCAACCTGCAAAAGTTGTGGCAAGGCTGATGTGATAGCCTGTGCCAATGCGCTCACAATGGATGCCCCTGCGGTCACAAGACCGGGCAACACATTCAAAATCAGTGATGGAAGTTTCTGCACGATAGGTGGCACTATTTTTTCAATCATTGTGCCGATTCCGTTCAAGGTCTGTTCTATCCTTGGAATGATGTTGTTTCCGAATGTCAGCACGCTATCGCCCAAATTTGACAGCAATTTATTCATATCCTGATCCTTGTCTGCCAATCCAACAAGCACATTTTCCCATGCTGCTTTCATGGCAGATGCGGAACCGGAAATTGTGCTTGATGCTTCCTTTGCAGTGGTTCCGGCAATGCCCATTTCTTCCTGAATCACATGAATGGCATCCACTATGTCTGCATAACTTGAAATGTCATATTCAATACCACTCAATTTTGTGGCATCATCAAGCAGTCTTTGCATTTCTTCCTTCGTGCCTGAATATCCTAATTTTAAATTGTCCAACATGGTGAAGTTTTGCTTTGCAAAGCCACTGTATGCATTCTGAATGGATTCCATTGCTGTTCCCATCTTGTTTGCATTGTCGGACATGTCTGTGATTGCTTTGTCAGCCTTATCCGCTGCCGCTGCTGTATCACCGCCAAGGCTTTGAAGCAGTGATGCTGAAAAACTCGTCACTGTTTCCATATAGGCATTTGCTGAAAGTCCGGCTGTTTGGTATGCCTTGTTTGCATACTGAAGAACCTTGTCACCGCTTTCCTTGAACAGTGTTTCGACACCGCCAACCAACTGTTCATAGTTTGCATAACCATCAATTGCTGCCTTCGTGAGTGCCCCGGCTGCGGCTGCCCCGGCTGTCACTGCACCAATCGCAAGTTTGCCCATTTTGCCGATTGCTTTGCCAATCTTCCCGGAACTCTTTTCCGCTTTGTCGGTCACTCCATCAATATCATTCTTTGCTTCGTCCGCACCGCCAATGGCAATGGTTCCAAGCAATCTGAAAAGTTCCATGTGAAGGGAAACCCCCTTTCTTTCGTGTATTATGAAAAAAAGCCGACTTTTTCTGTCGGCTTATCGTGTATATACTCTGTTGTTTCTGTTGTAAATCATGCCAAGTTTCTGATTCATAGGCTGTGCTAATTCGCCAACCAATGCACCGGAATCAAGACACACCTGCATTCCTTTCAGTTCTTCAAGCAGCACAATGATTCTTGCAAGCATGTTCACGATTCTATCATCCGCATACTGCGGAACCTGCTGAAGTTTGTTCATATCTTCCGCAACCCGTGAAATCCATGCTTTGTTGTTTTCAAGCGGAACAACCGCTTCTGCGCCTGATCCTTCAAGAAGTCCTATCTGCCCACGTTCAAGCACACCGCCCTTTGCAAGCCTTGGAAGGCTTATCTTGCCGACTGTGCCCACATCAATGCCCGGAAGTTTATTGGCAAGCCGAATCGCACTGTTTATCAAGCCGATTCCCTTATTGATGGCACTTTCTACCTTTGACAGCGCACCATTCATTCCATTCTTCACCGCATTGCCCATTGCTGTTCCAATGGATGTGCCGATTGAACCGAATTTGCTTTTGACTTTGCCCCACAATCCGGAAAAGAAAGAACCGAATCCGGAAAAGGCATTGCGGATTGCGCTCATGGCTGACCGGAATTTGCTTCCGAACCATGAACCGATATTTGAAAAAGTCCGTGTGATGCTCTTATATGCATTTGAGAACCACTTCTGCACACTCTTCATTGCATCCTGTCCGGCTTTCTGCACCTGCTTAAATTTCCCGGAAAACCATGAACCGATATTATTGAAGGCTTTCTTGATGGCTGACCATGCTTTTGATGATGCATTTTTTATCAAATCCCATGTTTTTATCCAAAACTTTCGGAATCCTTCGACATTGTTCCACAAATAGATGAACGCTGCCACAAGTCCGATTATGGCTGACACAATAATGCCGATCAGATTTGCACGCATAGCCACATTCAGTGCCTTCATTGCCACTGTCACAACCTTGATGGCATTTGCCGCTGCTGTCATAATTGCTGACCATTTCATCAGCAAAATAAACCCTGCAATCGTGCTTGTTGCCACAATCAGCACCGCAATCCATGCGTGGACTTTATCTTCGTTGTCCTTCATCCACTGCGACATATCACGGAACTTCTGTATCATGTTTTCTATGACCGGAACCGCCTTTTCTGCCATGCCTGCAATCGCATTCTTGATGGCTGTCATTATCGGTTCACCGACTTCACCAACCTTTGCCATTGCATCTGACAAGCGTTCCTGCGCCTTCCGTGCTTCCATGACATCAGCGTTCGTTGCTTTGTACTGTTCGGATGCTTTGCTGTATGTGTCGTTCAAGGTTTTGACAATCAAATCCTGTCTTTCTTCTTCCGTTTTTAACTTGGCAAGTTTATCATTGAAGGATTCCACGCTGATTCCTGACCATTCAAGCGCATCTGCAAGACTTCCCTGCACTTCCCCAAGGGATGCGCTGTGATTGATACCTTCTGCCAATCCTTCAAGTGGCAGGGATTCACCAAATGTGGCATAAACCCCTGTCAAAATGCCTGTCAGTTCGGACAGTTCTTTTTCATTGTCTGCTATTTTCGCAAGGTGCTGTGATGCTTCCACCGCTTGCCCGGAATCACCAAGCACCGCATTCAATTCTGAATATGTGTTTTTGGCAGTTTCTGAAGAATGCCCTGCTGTCTGAAATGCAGCTTCAAGCAATCCCATTTCTGCCCTGTACTCTCGTGTACTTTCTACCGCACCAATAAATGCACCACCAATGGCAAGCCCTGCTGCGCCTATACCAAGCGCAACCTTCCCGGCAACATTGCCAATCTTGTCAAAGGCTGATTCCGTTTCATTTGCGGAATCCTGCGCCCTTGATGATGTGTCCTGCAGTGCGTTGTTCGCTTCTGTATTGTCGATTGCTATTGTTCCAAGCAGTCTAAACAATTCCATAAGCGTTCCACCTTTTATTCAGGCTTAAAGCCTTCCAATATCTTCATTGATTCTTCAATCACATTTCCGATTTCCTGATGTGTCATGCCTTTGTCCTGCACCTGCTGCTGTTCACATGCCTGCACATATTCACCAAATGACATGCTGTTGAAAACCTTGTGCAAATAGAACTGCCATCTGCTTTCATGTATCTTTTCTTCGGATATAGTGTTGAAAATTTCTGTTACAAAATCATGAAGTTGATGCACTCGGATGAATTCATCCAATACCAAAAATGGACTTGCGTACCTTTGGGCAAGCAAGTCCACAAATTTGATATATCCTACCGATTGAACAATTTCATGACACGTTTGAAAAAATCCTGAAAATCTTCTTTCATCACAACTGTCATAATCAGTTCGCCATAGTCAGCGAATTTCATCTTCTTAACTTCCGAAACCTTCATTCCTGTGACACTTGCAAGGAATGACTGAATTTCATCTTCTGCCTTCGGAATGTTGGAAATGATGATGCCTGCAATGTCAAACATGATACCAATGCCCACTTTTTCAACATTGATATTCTTCTTTTTATCAGCATCATCTTTATCAGTATTATTTTTTTTCAATTCTTCAACATTGAAGCATTCTTTGAACTGACGGATGCCGATTGCTGAAATGATCTTGCAGATTGCTCCCATGTCCGTTGCAACAAGTGGTCTTAAACCCCACGGATTTTCATATGCTTCCCTTGCTGCTTCTACTATCTCTCCAACAACTGCAATCCCTTTTTGCACCATTGCTTCATCTGTTTCGTTTTCTGTGCTTTTTTCTAAAACTTCACTCATTGTTCAATCCCCTTTTCTATTTCTTTTCTTCCGGCTTTGTTGCTTCTTCCACTTTCACAGCATATCTTCCGGTTTTATTGATTTCTGCAAATCTCTTTTCTGTGGTTTCGAACACTGTGTCCGGTTTCATCACATTTTTTGTCACCTTATCTTTGAAAGGCATAATCACTTTTGCTTTCATTCAATAACCCCCTTTACACTGTCGGTGTCGGATATAAAATGTGCCAAGGAAGTGTGTCTGCTTCCGGTGTAACATCAGCAACACATTCAAATACACCTGCAAAGACAGATGCTTCTTTGTTCTTGCCTTCTGTTTCAAGACCGGATGTGCAAATACACTGATCGAAGATAATGATGATCGGTGTTCCATCTGTTTTCTTGCCGACATAAGCGAAGTTTTCGATATAATCACCTTCTTCGATTCTTGCCTTTGAAGTGATTTCGCTGTACCCTTCATATTTTTCAGACACCGCCACTTTTCCGATTGTTGCCATCTTCAGAATGTCAGGTGTCACTTCCACAAAATTCACTGCAACGGATGCTTTTTCACCCGTTTTCACTCTTAAACCTTTAACCGGAACCAATGCGCCATCCACTTCAATATCCGTCACTTCCGGAATGATGGATGCTTTTGCACCACCGGATGTTGCACCGATCAGAGATTCTTCAAAATTCCACTTGCCACCTTCCAATGTCAATCCCTTGTGGATTGTACCTGCGCCAAGCATAATATTTTCAGGTGTCTTTGTTGTGATACCGCTTGATTTCAATTCTTCATATGCCATTTATCTCACGCTCCATTCTTTTACTTTCAAATTAATCTGTATCTTTTCAAGTTCCGCATCCCCTGTCGGAAGATTTCCGAAGGCTGATGCATAAAAAATAGCAACCCTTGATCCTGAATCAGTGGTTGCCAATCTTCCCCCTACCGGTGGGAAATAATTCTTTATTTTATTTTTTGCTTCTTCAAGTTCTTCAGTAGCATTTTTTCCCCTTGCGAATCCACTCAAAATGAACTGTGTTTCCTGTTCACCATATTCATTATCCGATTCCACTTCCTGATATTCACCCACGAAGTACATCTGCGGTGGCTTTCCGTGCCATTTTTTGAAATCATAAGGAATCCCAAGGGCATACATTGCATCTGATATGATTTTCAACATATTATTTGCCTAACCTTTCTTTGAAGATGTTCTGCGCACGCTTCTTCAGTGGATTCTTCAGGCTGTTGAATGCCTGCTGAAATGGTCTGTGTGGCTTCTGTCCTTTGGTATAGTGTGCATCAATGCCTTTTGCACGCATCATTGCAACAACTTCCTTTGCTTCTGCCAAGGTGTATGACTTACCACCTTTATAGGTGTATGATTGCCCCGGTGTGCTTCCGTCTTTGACATATACCCAATAGCCTTTTCTTCCGTCACCATGCAGGGCATGTTCACCTGTTCCGAATTCCACCCAAAGACTTGGTTCCAATGGATTTCCGACAACCGCTTCCTTCTTGCTTTCATCCACACGATACTGCCACGCATTCTTGATATATGAATACCATGTTCCATGTGGCATCCGTGTCTTTGTCTGCGCTTCAAGTTCCCCGGCTGCTTCATATAAAAAAGCATTGGTTGCATCGTCAATTGCTTCTTTCACCCGGACACGATTGTCTGTGAATTGTACTGACATAATCACTGCCCCCCTGTGAACTTCAGGAAGATTTCAAGATGATCATGCAATCCCATTGGATCATCAATCAGCATCACATCATACTGCTGCGATTCCACTACCATCCGGGCATTTTCTGCACACACCTGAATAATTTGTCCATCCACTTCCAAAGTGTCAGGAATGGGCACATAATCACCCACAAACACATGCGTGCTTTCCTGAATTTTAGCGTTGTATGTGGTATATGGTGAAGTTCCGTTCTGAAGGTCAATGAAACCTTCCAATTCAACCACATCATGCCACACAGGAACCCTTGAACCCACTTCATTGCGTGTGTGTGAACCCTGAACCTGAAGAAGTGCTGTTGTGTTTCCACCAATCATCCTTAAAACCTCGCTTTCATGTAAGGTTTCAGAAAGCCGACAAGTGTTTTCGGATAGCCGATTGTGGAATTGCCACCATCCATGTTGAAATATGTCACAGAATGCCGGGAAATCGTTTCAGACTGAATGCCGACTTTTGCCCTGTTTTCCAAATCCCACTTCAGCATATTCACAACACCCATCACAACATCCATCGGATATTCCACCTTGGTGACAAGCACCTGATTTTCGTCAAGCAGATTCTTGTCAAGTTCGATCATGTCACCTTCGATTGCTTTGATGGTATACACCCCGTCATTGAAGATGGACTGTGAAATCTGAACTGTGTCACCTACCTGAAAATGTGGATATGCTGTGTATAACTTCTGCGCCATTACCGGGCAGACTGTCCGGATGTTGCGCTGCTGAAAATTATTGTTCGTATATCCCCGGATGGACAGTTCCAATGCCCGAAGTTTTGCTTCGAGCATTGCATCTGTTTCCTTCGTTTTGATGTACTGCTTTAACTGTTCAACAGAAATAATCATCAGGGATTCCCCCTTTCATTATTCAGCAGCTTCAGCAGCTTTGATTGCTTCAAGGATTTCAGGTTTTGTCTTTGCTTCACCTAATTCAATTTCATGCGCCTTTGCATATTCCTTCAGTTCATCCACTTTCATCTTGTCAAGTGGTTTCTCTTCCGGCTCTGCATCTTCAACTTTTTCCACATACTTACCTGCTGCGGAAATCTCTTTGAAGCGTGCTTCGGTCACTTCGATAACCTCACCATATTCATGCAACTGTTTTGTTTCCTTATCCACAAATCTGTTTACAACCTTAACCTTCATACCATTGTTCTCCCTTCATTAGACAGTCGGTGCAGCCTTAAATTTCGCAATAACAACCTTTGCTTCGTTTGTAAGTGCAGCCATACCATGTGCAGTACAGATGATGTCATCTGAAACACCCGGCTCACGCTTATGCTCAACGAGATTGCCACGTTTTAAGAAGTAAGTGATTGCCGGAAGATCATCTTCGGTTTCAGCATCATTGTTCAACTTGATGATTGGGTTGTAATAAAGACCATCCACAAGTTTTACCTTATTGGAAATAACAACGTCTGCACCTGCAATTCTTCCGATTGCACCGGACACCATAACACCTGCCTGATACTTGTCAGCGGAAAGGAAGTTCGGATCAAGACGAAGCTGTGTTTTCTGCTTGCTGTGAATCAGCATTACCTTCTTGCTTTCTTCTTCTTCGTTGTAAAGGTCAATCGCATTTACGACACCATTGTAATTGATGACATCTGCTGAACCATCATACACGTTCTTGGAATCGTAACATACTTCCACCCTGTCATTGTCCAACTTCTCACTGATAGACATTGCAATCTGATTTGTTGCTGTTCCCATTGGATTTCCGTAACCGGAAAGCTGTGCTTCATCAGTAAGGCTTACACCCTGACCAATCTTCTTGATTCCGTATTCTGCTGTTGTGTATGCCATCTTTTCGGTATCAATTTTCACACCTTCTTCATAATCTTTTGCTGTGCCAATGTACCCCCATTTTGGAATTGTCACCTTGGAACCTGGTGTTCCTTCAAGTGTGTTGTCCACTTTGATATATCCTGTCATTACTGCTTTTTTTGACACTTTCGCATTGATCATATCTGATACAACCTGCGGATCGAATACATCACCATTTACGAGTGTCGTTGTTTTTGTCAAATCTGCCATTTTAATTTCCACCTTTCATATTTTGATTATTTTGTAAGTTGTGCGTACAATTCAGGGTTGCTTTCTCTAAGTTCAACCCTTGATTTGTACCCCATTTTGTCAAATGCTTCTTTTGTGACTGTTGCCGGATCAGTGTTTCCACCAAGCATGCTGTCCACATCATTCAGCACCTTCATTTTCTTGCCGGATGCCGATGTGAACTGTGCCGGAAGCTGCGTTTTCAACCCGGAAACCTTGTCATTCCATCCTTTGATACTGTCATTTTCATCAAGTTCTAAGGTTTCGCCCTTTTCCTTCAGGCTTTCCATCAGTTTGAATGTCACATAGTCAACATCCGTGCAGTGTTCTTCTAACAACCCCACTTTGATTGCTGCTTTGACTTTCGTTTCCTGAAGTTCTTCCTGAAGTTTCACTTTTTCAGCTTCATAATCTGTGAACTTCTGCTGCATTTCTTCATTGCCCTTGGCTGCCTTTTTCAGTTCTTCAATCAGATTGTTGGCATTCGTGATTTCAGCATCCTTGCCACTCATAGCATCCTGAAGTGCTTTGTATTTGGCTGTGCTTGTGTACTCACCTGAACCAAGGTTTCCAATCTTAATCTGATTGTCCGTGTTGGCTTCGTCACCATTGTGCGCATTGATTGCCTGAAGAAGTTCTTCATATGTCAGTGCTTTGTCACCATAGATTGCTTTTAAAAATTCCATATCCTTTTTCCTTTCTTTCCGCTGTTTTTATTTCCGGTGCCACCGGGGGAAGATGCCTTTTATTTGACTTGCATCAGGTCATATTCAAACAGTTTTGATGCCATGTTCAGGGCAATATAAAAGGCACCCTATTGGATGCCTTGATTATCTGATTCTGATTTTCTGTCCGGCTCTGATCTTGTTTTTGTCTGCAATATTGTTCAACTCAACAAGTGCGCTGACAGTTGTGTCATGCTGTTTCGCAATGCCGGAAAGTGTGTCACCATATTTAATTGTGTAGTATTCCTTTTTGTTGGAATTCAGGATGCTGTTCACCTTTGCCTGTACTGCATCATAATCATGTCCGGCTTTGGTCAGGTTCGCTTTTCTGTCGGTTCCGTTGCCCCAAATTCCGTTGATTACTTCCGTTGCAAGCTGTTCAACAGTCTTGGTTACTGCAACCGCTTCTTCCTTGCTTTCCTTCACGGTTTCCGCATACCAAAGATTCATGTCAACATTGCCTGACACACCATCAACAGAACCCCGGCTTGAATACTGCCAACCCATCATGCCTGCAATCTGCGGTTTGTACTTTTCATCTACTTCACCATTGTTTTTCCCATATCGTGCAATCCATAATGGATGCGACACACCGCCATATGGCTTGATATATGTGTTGTAGAAATACTGTCCTGTGTAGACACCGAATTCCAATCCTGCGCCCTTGATGACATCCGCATATGCATTGATAATGTCAATCAGTGTCTTTCCAAGTCCTTCAAGAACACCATCTTCCACATCAAGCCACACCATTGTTTTTCTTCCGGCAAGCACTTCAAGAACACGTTTTGCATCCTTCACCGCTTTTGCCACTGTTGTTGCATATGTGTAGTTGTAAACACCCTGAATCGGCACACCTGCTCCTTCACAACCCTTCCAATTGTTTTCAAACTGCTTGTCAGGCTGTAAGTCTTTACGGATGATTTTCAGGATTGCATATTTGATTCCGGCTTTTTTCACACTTTTCCAATCAATTGTGCCCTGATAACTTGACACATCAATTCCTTTTTTCATCACTTCACCCCACCTTCTGATTCCGTGATTGTTTTGATGCTTCCAACATTCATCAGCAAGCATGTGATTCCTGCAATACCTGTTGCCGAAGCAACCATCAGCCAATCCACTTCCGTGAATACCGCTGAACCACTAATGACACCGACTGCTGTCTGCGCCATTGTTCGCACAACCTTGATTGCTGTGTCTGCCAACCATCTTTTCATATGATTCACCCTTCCTTTCTTTGCATATAAAAAAGACAACCGCTGTGGCTGCCTTCTATATCAGTTTAAATTCATGGTCATTTGTCCGGTAATATCACGATAATATCCTTTGAATTCGTTATAATTCTTTGATTCAATCGTGACATACTGCATTGTGCCATCCTTATCTTCTTCGATGTCACCTTCTGTCCTTTTCAAAGGCATCCCAAGGTTCCATCTTGCACGCTGAAGAAGCGCACATCTGCAATTTATTACTTCCCCGGCTTCGCCATGCGGATCACCCGGATATTCCAATCCGTTTGAAAACTTTTCTTCAAGTTCTTTGATTTCACCATCCAAATCCCTGTGCGAATCCCTTGTTTTGTTGTCAAGCGTGGCATTCCACTGTTTCACAACGTCTGCACCCTTTGATTTTGCTTTCCACTGCGCATCATAGGCTGCTTTGCACTGAATTCTGTGCGCTTCTGTCCGGGCAATTCGCATTGCGTTATTCTTTGGAATCTTGGCAAGTGCTTCAATATTTCTTGCCATTTCCTTATACATCAAACCTGCGGATATTCCCCGGCTGATTTCACTTGCGATTTTCTTCTGAAGGTCTTTGACATCCTTGCCTAATTTCGCATACAGTTCTTCGGAAAGGTTTGTTTCCATCATTATGGCTTCCATAACCTGTTCCTGATCAATAGGGAATACCAATGGAATACCCTGCCCCTGCATGTCATACATGGCACCAAGAAACCCTTCTTCATATGCCTTGGTGAGATATTCTGACAAGGTTTCAAACTCATTCGTCTGAAGTGTTTCAAGAATAGCCTGAATCTGTGTTTTCAAGGCTTCCTGATATTGCACCTGATATATAACATGTTGCATATCGGCATCATATCTTTCCATCAACTGTGCTATCTTGCCATATATTTCTGACAGTGCATCTTCATAGGTCTTTTTCAGTGCATTCAGAACCGCTTTTTCATCATTCAGTTGTGATTGAAGGACTTCCTTCTGTCGCTTATTTATGGTGTTCACCTTCTTCTTGCCAAATTCTGAAAAATATGATACAGTGTGCCTGTGTTTTTAACACATTCTTCATTGGTGCCCGGTTATATCTTGCCGGGCACTTGCCTTTTATTCTACAACCGCCCCTTCAAGTGCAATCTGCGCATCATTCAATGCGTTGTCCGCTTCATCCGGATCAGGAAGTTTCCCTTTAATATCGTCATAGTCCATATCGAGTTGTTCACACACAAGCTGCATCAGTGTTTCATTGTCCAAATATGTTGCCAATCCAAGCACTGTGTTGATTTCTGTCTGTTTGCGCTGTGCTTCCACAAGTTCAATATCTGCATTTTCCTTCGCATTGCTCATGATTTCCGGTGCAAAGTCAAAATAGATGTCTTTCTGCTGATAATCTGTTCCATTTGCTTCATTGATTTCATCAAGAACAACATTCAAAATCTTCCGCAAGAACTGCTGCAACCTTGTTCGCAATTTGGAACACCGCAATTCAAGTCCGGAATATGCACTTTGAATTGCAAGATTCGTTGTGGCTGCTGTGTCCTTCAATCCGGCTGTGTTCAATCCCATTCCGAAGTGATAGATACTTTTTTCGTCAAGTTCCAATTTCACTTTCCTTGCTTCATATGGAATATCCACTGTTTTAAATTCCACACCGCCATCTTCATCAACACCAATGTGTTTCTTCACCCTTGAATTCGTGATCATTTCATCAAGATTATCACCTTGGAACCCTGACACCACAACCAAGTATTCTGAAGCATCCTGAAGGTTGTTTGACAGTCCACATGCCATCAAATCATAGTCATCAATCAATTCTTTGATTACTTTCAGGCTGCTGAACTGCTTTTTGTTATTATCCAACCGGAAGAACGGAACATAACCGAATGTGTCATAATATATCGTGTCTTTGCCTTCTTCCTGATACAATGTGTGTGGTCTTGGATTGATTGGTGCATCTTCATCACGTTTGATGTCACCACCATCTTCCTGCACATAGAAAACTGTCTGTTCGGAATCCCAATCCATGATTCTTCTGATTGTCTTTCCCTCCATGTCGATTCTGTCCACAAAATGATACAGAATATGGTCTTTCTTATCCGAAGCAAACCTTGCTTCCACTTCTACAACACCAAGACTGTCAGCACACTTGAATGCAAGCCTGTCATCTTCATTCTTATATGCAAGCATATAGTCAAAGCCTTTCACCTGACATCCTGTCAGCACTTCTGAAAGTTCTGCCATGAAATCTTCATTTTCATTGAAGTATGCATCCATTTCCGTCTGAAGTTCCGGTATGTCTGATTTGATAAACCCATCCTTCCCGGAAAACATATACTGCACCGCCTGATCCACCAATTCCATGAAGAACGGATGTGAAATCCGGATGTTGCTTCGTGTGGTATCTTCCACCCACTTACCATCCGCTGTGCAGTAATACAATTTGTAGTTTTTTATTTCGTGTTCGCCTTCATAGTATGCCTGTCCTGTCTTTGCAAGTTTCTTCTTGCTTGATGTGGCATCACTGTCTATGAATGCTTTTATTTCTTCAGTTGTCAGCACCTTTGCACCGCCTTTCTAATACAACCATTGGTTGCCTTTGATGTATTTTTCAAGCGCATATCGCATTGCATCCATCAAATGGTTAAAATCATCAATAGGTTTGTTCAGTTTCTTGTCGAATTTATCTTTATCCCATGTGTAGTTGCTGATTTCTGTCAGGAAGTTCACGCATCTTGGATGAATGATGATTTCCAAGTCCTGAATCCACTGAAT